TCTTCGGTTATCTTTTTTACTTTAATTAAATCGTCTGCCATAATTTCCTTTACTTTTGTCCTGCGTTTTTCAGTCTAATTCTATCATTTTCTTCTTTGATATAGGTAGACAACATATTGACATATATTTCCCTCTCCCAAGGTATCATACTCTCTAATTCAGTCAATGAATATTTATGATGCTGGATTAGTGCAAAATTCACTTGGTAGTAATTTTCTAAACTTTCGTGAGAGAGGGCAATACGAAAAAATCAGCTATCCCTTGCAACGTAAGCTTACTCTTAACTTTCGTTGTGGGATTCTCTAACTCTATGTCTTGCTTCAATTTTGGCATAGTATCAAAAAATTCATTGATTTTCCTGTATGCCTTACTGTCTAAACTCTCTAAAAACTTATGCATTTCTTCTTTAGTGTAGTCACCAGCAGCGTGTATTTTATCACCTTCATACACTTGATATACTGTATTTGCTAGCATATCAAACATCTGTTTAGTTTTCATACCTTTTGTATTTTCTTCTGGATCAACAGAATTGATAGTAGGATAACTCATAATCAAACCTATCTTTTTCTTCTCATCTACTACAATATTGTTAGAATGGTTTTCATCTACGTGTACTTCCACTTTAGATAAATCTATCTCAACTTCTGCGTAAGTTTTCTTATCATCTGGACATAACAACTTTAATTTTGTTATTTCACCAACTGACTTTGCTCTTATCTGTAAAAATATATACTCTACATCAAATATAGGTAGTGTATTAATATCTATAGCACCCATAGTACAAGCGTGTACTATTTGTTTCAAAGCACTAGTCATTTCTTTATTACTGCCTGACTCTAATGCCTGTAGTAATATCTTCTCTTCTTTGACAAGGAAAGGTCTAAATTTAACCTTTACATCTTTAGATGGTAATGTCAATTCATATGTCGCTGTTTCTAATATAGGCAATGCCATAATTTACTCCTTTTATTATATTAGTTCCTATTTATAACGAATGGTGGAAATACTCTACCGCCAGTACCCTTACCAATCGGCATATCTCTTTTAATTTTCTCAATAACTTGTTTACTTGCTCGTTTAACATCTGGTGGCATTTTAGATAATATTCCGCCCCATATTCCATAGTCCTTACTAGGTTTAATGTTTGGCATATCTGGTACACCTTTACCATACTCAACACCATTTACTTCGTCTAATGTTATATTCTCCCAAGTTCTATACGCAAACTTTATAGGTATGTCCATAGGCATTGGGTCATCTGTTACAGATTGATATGGTATTTCTCCTATTGTTTCTGGATATACTTCGTGCAATCTTATTCCATAAGTCATTCTATAATTATCATCAGGATATTCCTTATCACTTTCTCTATATTGTCCTAATTGATAAATTTCCATAGTGCCTATGTAATTATCATAGTATTCTAAATTGTGTGTTTTTAAATTATGCATTTTACCTTGCCACGTTTCAAAGAAAGCTCTTTGTCTTAAAAACTTATCTCCCATAAAATTACATTCCATACTTGACCCATAACCATATGCATAAGGCATTTTTCTACCTGGTCCATAAGTTACAAAATTTGTATTTAATATGTCCCTATGTGGTAAAACTGCTGATGTACACATCAATTCTACATTACGTTTCATTTCATCTGAATTAAGAAGACTTGGTTCAAAATCTATTTTTTCTGTAACAACATCTACTGGTGGAAATAGTCTAACTAAAAATCTATTTGCTCTGGCAACACCTTCACCTCTATTAATTTGTGTAATCATTCTACCAATAGATGTTCTTTGGTTAACACCAGGTTGATGTACTGTAATTCTTTTATCGCCTTCAACGTTATCTAATGACCTATCTCTAGGTAGACCAATTCTTATGTCCATATTACCGATACGTTTGCCGGCACGAAAGATTGCCATATTTTTATTTCCTATTTTCTATCTTTTGGGTGTCTACCCATATAATGTTCGGATGGTTCGTAGTTCCATTTATGTCCGTGGTGTCCTCTTATGTCTGCGTACCACATACGCATTTTAACTATCATAACTCTCCATACTGTTCTCTTTGCCATAACCTCTTGTCGTCTGTATTATCAGATTGCTCTCCTGCTATCAGCATACACTTTACTAGGTGTTGCCTTCTTGAATTGTTGTAGAGGCAGATAAACAGCAATTGCCATTTCGTCTGCGTCTATTCTTAAAAAATTTGACTTAACGTGTTTCCACAAATATTTCTTAATAGTTGGTTTAATCAACGGTATATTTTTAAGTGTACTGTATGTCGCATTTATTCTAGTAGTACGGTCAAATTGTGTATTACTAGCATATCTTTGTATCTCTTGTAATAATTTAAATCTCAATGCATATGGTAAATAGTGAAAATTTAATCCAACAAAACCACCTGTAAATGTATCTACTGGTAAAACTAATGGAAATATGTCGTAATATGGTAATTTCTTTTTAGTTTTAGGGTCGTAAAAATACATATTCAAACGTCCTGCGCTAGGTCTTTGATTTAGTTTACCTTGTCGCATAAGAGTATTAGAAGTTGCCTTATTTGTCATATTTTGTACTGCACCTCTATACCAGGATGCTGACTTTAATACGCCTGCTTGTCTATCTTTTATGGGACCAAATATATTTGCCATACTACTATTTATAATGAAAAAGGGCACCTATTACTAGGTGCCCTTTAAGTTTTAACGTTTATTTGAGAGAGAAAGGTTTACTCTTCGTCTGCCAATTTACTAAAATAAGACAACGTATCGTCTTCCTCACTAGCAGGTTTAGAGTCAACAACGTTAGTACTTTTCACCGTACCGTTTGCCTGTTGTGGGAGGCCAACTGTTTCAACAGTTTCGGTGCTTCGTGTACCCATAATTACCCTATTCAGTTTCTCTTTGAGTTCCTCATAGGTTTTAAAATTACTAGGGTCTACAAAAGCTTTTAAAGGATACTGTTTCGCCCATATTGTTTTGATAGCAGCGTCTTCTGTTGCTACTGGCGTAACACCTTCAAATTCAGATTTGTCATAGTTCCAATAACCATCAACTTTTCTGATTTTTAGTTTAAAGTTTGCACCTTTCCAAAAATCAAATGGGTTAATTGCTTTTTCATCCGCAAATTGAGGTTGCATTGCTTCTGATATTTTGTCAAATATCTTCTTACCAAATTTGTATAAGAAAACTTTGCCTTCATTTTCAGGATGTTTTGGATCACTAACAATATAGATGTTAGAATAGTATGATAATTTTCTTTTTCTCTTACGAGCAATATCTTTATCACTATCTACACCTGTATTCCATAATCTAGTATTATCTTCACTAACTGGATCTTTACCATTTAAAGTTGTTAATGAATTTTCAATGTACCAACCGCCTTTGTCTTGAAATGCGTGTGACCATACTCTTTGCCAAGGCATTTCTTCTTTTTCAGAAGCAGGTAAAAATCTAATAACAGCATAACCGTTACCAGTTTTATCTAACTCTGGTTTCCAAAGTCTATCGTCTTGATACTTGTTTTTGTTTGTTTTATCCTCGGGACCGAGGTTTTGTTCAAGTGCCTTTGTAATATTATCAAAGTTACTTGATGATGATTTTAACTTTTCAAAGTCCATATGTATTATCTCCTTTTGTATTAACATATTCGTTGTATTTGTGTAGGCTATGTAATCGCCTTCATACTTATTTATAACAACTCTATGTCTAATATAACATAATTAGAGCATAGAGTCAAGTGTGGTATAATCTATATACTTCAAATTGGGTATACCTGCCCATTCTTTAATAGGTCCATTGACATTATCTCTACCGTCATTATATCTATTGACCTTATAAAAATTTATATCTGGATACCAGTTAAACATAGTCATCCATTGGTTAATCCAATTGATACCTGGTGTTGGACTGTTATCTTTTGCTGTGTAATGCTTAGTACTCTTGTAAATATTGTTAATCTTCTCATTATGACTATGTAAATCGTGTCCTATTAGGTACACTTCACAAGGATTCTCTCTCTTAACTGCAACTAAACCAGCAGTTGCCCCACACGCCCAACCGTGGTCTCTAGGTTTGCTTATATCATCTAATGAGTGTGAATAGTCTGGTTCTTGTATCCAACTAACTTTAATTGTAGCTTGACTAATATGTCTTTTATTTACCACACCATCTTTTTTCAATACGTTCACTACACCTTTTAAATTAGCGCCGTGTAAAACATATTCTTTACTATCACCACGTACATTGGTTATAACAGCACCTTGTTCTATTGCTTTATCTAATTCTTCTTTAGGTAAACCATCTTGTATTATTACGTCATATGTATGAGCAGGCACTTTAGTCCAATTTCTAAAATAACAAGGTATCTTTTGTGCCATTCCTGCGTGATATATTTCGTGTATCATTCCGTGGTCTACACTAGTTAACACATCACATAAATTAGGGAGGTCTCTATAAATGGCATTGCAACCATATATCTTACCAAATTCTTTATACTTAAATAAATCTATTCCTACTCTACTTTCACCATTACCTATACAGAATACTCTAGCAGATTTCTTTTCATCTTGCATTACTCTTATCATTTTGTGATGTTCTTCAACATCCCTATTGGTCATTATCATTTATTAGATATATTACCTAGACTATTAAAGTAATTAAAATTTATATTAACTCTTCTTGTGTCGTTTGTTGTGCTTGTACTACCGTGGTCAATACTTGGATCAAAAAGGATTGCTCTATTTGCAACACTATCAACTTTAGTGCCATCTTCAAACTTTGTGTATCCATTGCAAGTGTTCATACTAATAAGACACGCCCTACTAGGAAAAGGAAAATCATTATGCATACCGTGTTCAATCAATGTACCTTGATTAGGATATGAATTTACTTTTACTCTTATTAAAGCTTTCAAACAAATATTTGGATCTTCAAAGTTCATTAATTTTTTTAAAACTGGATCCATTAGTTCAAAAGATGTATTAAATGTTGGTCGGTCATTGTCATATAACATATGCATATTAAAGAATTGATGACCAATTTTTCCTCTATCATCTTCTTTTACTATTGAGTCATAATAGAACCAAGGAAAGTATCTACCCATTACCTTTGTACTTAATTCATCAAAATCTTTTTCATCTAAAAAATTATCTATGACTTGCATATAATCTCCATTGCTTCTAGTATCTCTGGTATAGTCCACGTACCATTTATTTTCTTATTAAGATTTGAGTTCACTAGTTATTATCTCTTTTACTATTAATTTCGCTTCTGTTTTATTATATCTAATAAAGGGTTTCATTTTCTTTAATTTTCTGGACATATCAGTCCACACAATCTTTTCTTTAATTTGAGTATCCCAGTTCTTAATGAAATTAAGAATTTCATCCAAGATGATGGCGGTTGGGTAGTTAATTTTCCGTTGTATAAGTAATCGTAGCATTCGTGGATGCTGACCATTAACCACGCATAAACCACTATTAAAAGAAATGCCACGAGTGTTAAAATCGTAAACAATACGACCCAAATTATCTCGTAAACTGTAGTTAAAAGATTCCAGATATTTTTTATACTGAAGGTATGTTTTGTGTCCGTCATCACTTAATAAATTTCCTATCCATTTCTTACTATCATCAACAAAATTACTTACAAAAAAATCAAGCACTTCACTTGGACTATATTTTGTAGATAACTTGTAGAAGAAATACCTATCTTTTCTTTTAGTAAATGAATCCAATGTTGCATTTACTTTTCCTGAATATTTATAATAGTCGTAGGAGTTGGTTGTAAAATGCAACTTAACACCTAGATATATTTTATATACGTCAAATCCTCCATATGCCATACTATTCTATCTTTGATTTGATATCAAATACTTATAACAAATTGGAAAATGGTCTTTTATATGTTTTGATAGTGGATAGGTTACCATTCTCGTTTCTGCTTGAGCATTACTTTTATTTCTTTGATTACACACTCTACTAAATGCATATACACTACCTGACCATATCCACTCGGTCATCATACATTGAGGTAATACCATACGTGCCATTTCAGGTGCAATACCTTCCTCTAACATATAGTTATAAGTTCCTTTACACAAATCTATTAACTCCATAATATCAAATTCAACCTCTTCTTCACTTGAACCTTGTTTAATACTTTCAGGTGGTCTCTTTCTCCACATAAAAGGTATATAGAATTCTGGTTTATCATCTACATATCTTCTACTCACTTCGTTCCAACTTAACCCTACTTGATGTTTAACTAATTGTCTTGCAACAAAGATAGGTGCTTTAATTCTAAATGATAAAAAGCCGTGAGCAAAAGGTGACCAATGTCCGTGTTTTGCTAAATACTTAATTAACTTATCGTCCTTTTCATCAAGTTCATCTTTTCTTTTTGCAAATGATACTCTAGCAGCATTTACTACTGATAGGTCATTACCTAATTTATCTATAAGTTCTATATCCATATTATTCTCCAAATCCATCTATTGCTCTTGCGTGAAAAGGATTAGGCTTTTCTTTCTTAATTCTTCTCTTTTTCTTCTTTTTAAAATTATGTGGATCTGCTTGTGCAAGTGCTTTCATATGTTTCTTATTAAATTCTTCTTCGCTGATACTACCAAACTCATCATCACTCATTTTTTGTTTTGTCCTTTTCGTAAAAGTCTTTCTCTTTTATGCCACGCCCATACACTTACTGTACTGGCTATTTTTTCTATCCAATGATAGATATAGTTATACATTATTTTATCCCACATATTAAATTGGTAATACTCCTGGTCTACCACCTTTTAATAAATTTAACTGTGCTGATTGATGTTGTATTTTTTCTTTGAGTTGTTTTGTAATTAGACGTGCTGTGGTTTCAACTTCAATACTGTTTTCTTCACAATAATGGACTATGGCGTCCACATATGAGATATCTTTATGCTTCTTTACTACATCCTCTATAATCAATGAAAATTCTTTTGAGTTCATACGTATACTATATCATATTTTTTCTTAAATGTAAAGTGTGTAGTTTTTCTGTTGCCACGGAAACTACACAAACGCCGTCTACCTATTAACTAGGCAGCAAGAGCATAACTTGCGTTATCCTTTATAGTTTTGTCCTTTAAAGTAGCAACCTACTATCTAACTCCAGTTAGTTTTGATTGTGAATCAATTCCAGTCATCCCCCATAAGCACACTTGAAATCAATGTGTTTATGGTGGAGATGGAGAGATTCGAACTCTCGTCTTCTCCAACTATTATCTAACCTTCAACGTCAAATTCCTTACGAACCAATACCCTTTTTAGGATTGGCAAATTTTAAATCAAATGACTTGTATAACATACAAGATTCAACACCATTTAATGTTGTCATAACTACAAGTGATTGTGTGTATGTAGGATCAACATAATATTGTACTATAAAAACTGGTTTACCATCTGGGTGTGCTTTTTCTTTACCAAATGAAACATTAACTAATGCAAATTTCCTTTTTTGAATATATGCAATCACATCCTCACTACTACCACATATTACAGGCATTTGTAACCAATATAAATTTGGACCTACATTTGGCGCTGGTTCATAATCTTTAGGTAATTCTCCGCCTTCTTCGTGACCGGCTAAAGCGGGAGCCATACTCATTAAGAGTACGATTCCAAATATTATTGATAGTATTTTTTTAAACATAAATGACCTTCGTTGGATAAAATCCAGGCCACTTTGTTAATGTAATTATTGCTTGATTTTATCTTTGTTAAGTTCGTTATAGTATTTATAAAAGTACTCAATAGATTTCTGCAATTTAGGTTCAAATAGTTTTCTTGGTTGGACAAATGAACGCATTGTACCGTCTTCACCTGCCATTAAGATAACTAATTGTTCTATCGGTTTACCGAATAGCTCTTCATACATAATTGCATAAGCACAAGTTTGAATATAATAGTTTTCTATCCAATCTTCTTTACGTTCTTTATTTGCTGTCTTGAAATCTATTACAGATAACTTGCCATTGTACTCAGCAACACAATCAACTTGACCTGCAATGGTCAACTTATGACTATACATTATTTCTTCCAATAAATGAATATTATTAATTTGAGCTAGATAAGGCAACATCAATCTAAACATACCTAAAGGTAACACGTCCCTAATACTAGGTGTTTCGCCTTTGATATACTGTTCAACAAGTGTGTGAGTTGCTTTGCCTCTACGTGCCGCTCTACCCATTTCCCAATTGGCTGCTTCTTCACCAACTGCTTTTCGCCATCTTTCAAGACCTTCTTTTTTCTGAACACCTAGCACAGTTGTGATAGAAGGATAATTCTTACCCTCTACATCATAGAAACGGAAACCGTTTATACGTCTACCTTTTGTGTTTGGAAGTTTTGTTTTGTCTATATCAACCCACGTAAATTTACTACTCATTATTTTCTCCTCAATTGTTTTCTCAAATCACTTATTCGGTGTTTGATACCATCTATTGTTGTGTGCATCCATCCACAATCGTGTGGTTCAATTTGCGTTCTGAACCACTTGATTGTTTCTTTTAATACTTCAATTTTCTTTTTTATACTCATAGTAATATAATAACATATTTTATCTAGCTTGTCAATGCTTAGATTCCCTTCTGTGCGTACATATCAATGATGGCATTACGCTCAGCAATCTTATCGCCATTATAAAAACTGCTAACCTCTCAGCTAGGGTCGTATTTCTCATATAATGTTTTGCCATCATCATTTCTGTATGCTCTTAATATCTCTTTTCTATTATCATCTGTATTCTTATAAGAACAATGAATCCATCCGCTATTAGGTTCGTCTACCTTATGGTATTCTAATATCAACTGGTCAAAGTCTATGTTTAATGATATCCACTTTGCTAGTTCAGCATTTGGGGTACCAAATATTTCAAAATCAGCGGCTTGCCCCTTGGCGTGCTGTGATTTTAAACTTGAACCAATCTTAACACATAACTCTGGTGACCTGTATCCACTTGATACTGATACAGATTTATCATAATGGTTTCTAATCGGTTGCAATACTTTTTCACATAAAGTCTTTAAATTATCCTGATGGTCTTCACTAGGATTATTATTAATGCCGTGCCTTTCAGCAGTTTGGCTGGCAGTCATTTCTTTTAATGAAAAATTGTTTGTTAATTTCATTTATTATCCTCTTGTTAGTTTAAGTAACTTCTCTATTTGTGCCTTAATTATCGGAGACCTATTTGGCCAGTGGATATAAGGTTCATCACTTTTTTGTAAATTATATAAAAACGGTAACACAATCTTTTCAATATCTTTAAACCTTGCTAACGTATCTTCATCACTAATCTCTTTTGTTATCGTTTCCTTATCGTTCACTATCTGCA